CATCCTTATAGCAGTTCGAAGTTGAGACAGCGGGTATATGAAGCAGAATGTAAACGTTTGGAAAATTTGAATAATATTGATCCAGAAATTAGAATTGGAAAAAATGGTCCTACCCCAAAATCGTCAAAAATATTATAAGAAAGGAGGTGTCTGTATGAAAGTTGCTATCATTACAGACCAACATTTTCGGAGCGCGAAATGATTCAATAAGCTTTTTGGATTATTACGAAAAGTTTTATAAAAATGTGTTCTTTCCAAAACTGAATGAAGAACGCATTACGACATTGCTGATTCTCGGTGATACATTTGATCGTCGCAAATATATAAATTTCTATTCGTTAAAACGTGCGAAAGAAATGTTTTTTGATGAACTAGAGTCTCGCGGTATTAATACGTACATGCTTGTAGGTAATCATGATACGACATACAAGAATACAAACGAAGTGAATTCACCAGATTTGCTTCTTGATGATGAGTATAGTGAGATTACAATAATTCAGAATCCTACTACAATCAATGTATATGGTTGTGATATTGCGATGATCCCATGGATTTGTACCGAGAATTATGAAGCGTCGATGGATGAGATCAAGAATACCAAAGCAGACATTTGCTGCGGGCATTTCGAAATCGACGGGTTTGCAATGTACAAGGGTATGCCTTCGTCAGAAGGTTTGTCTAGATCGATGTTCAAGAAATTCGACATGACGTTTTCTGGGCATTATCATCACAAGTCAAATGCAGACGGTATCTATTATTTGGGTAATCCATATCCTCTGACATGGCAAGATTATGGTGATGATCGAGGTTTTCATATCCTCAATTTAGCGACGCGGGAACTTGAATTCGTCAAGAATCCATATGAGATGTTTGTTCGTCTGACATATGACGACAAGAAAGATGATATCAAATCTATCGCATCCATAGACATGAAACCGTTTGAAGGTAAGTATGTAAAGGTTGTTGTAGTCAATAAGACGAATCCTTACATGTTCGATGTATTCATGAACAATTTGTATCAAGTGAATCCTATCGATATTACTGTAGTTGAAGATTTCTCCGACTTGACAGAAGGTATCGATGATACCATGGTGGATCAAGCAGAAGATACTTTGACGATCTTAAATACATTTGTCGATACGTTGAAAGATGACAACTACGATTCATTGAAGTTGAAATCGATACTCAAAGAACTTTATGTTGAAGCATTGACTTTGGAGCAAACGTGATATTATTTCAGTATGTGAAATGGAAGAATTTTCTAAGTACAGGTAACTTTTTCACGGAAGTCTCGTTAGATAAATCTCCAAATACTTTGATTATTGGTAAGAACGGATCTGGAAAATCGACAATTCTAGATGCGTTGACTTTTGCTCTTTTTGGTAAACCTTATCGCAAGATCAACAAACCTAATCTCCTAAACTCAATCAATGAGAAAGACTGTATCGTTGAGATAGGTTTTATGATTGGTAGCAAGAAGTACAAAGTCATTCGAGGGATGAAACCTAACATCTTCGAAATCTATGTTGATGGGGCATTGCTGAATCAGAGCGCAGCATCCAAAGACTATCAAGAGATTCTTGAGAAGAACATTCTGAAACTGAACTTTAAATCATTCACTCAGATCGTAATCTTGGGTTCCGCATCGTTTACTCCGTTCATGCAACTGTCTGCTGCTGATCGTCGTTTGATCATTGAAGATTTACTTGATATCCAAATCTTTTCTGCCATGAACGTTCTCGTCAAACAGAAGTTGGTTGATATCAAGAATGATGGTACTAATGTCAAACATGGTATGGAATTGACTGCTGAAAAAATCAAACTTCATCGACAAAATTTGGAAGAGAATCGTAAGCATAATCAAGATGAGATTACCAAGAAACGAAACGATATTGCCGAATCTGAAAGTCAGATATCCAAACTGTTGAAGAACATTGAGTTAATACAAAAACACATCGATTCTTTGTCTAGCAAGATTACCGATAAAATATCACTTGACAAGAAGGCAAAGAAGCTGATACAATTAGAATCAAAGATCGAAACCAATATCAAGAAGAATGAGAAAGACATTGCGTTCTACAATGACAATGATTCTTGTCCAACTTGTAAACAAGAATTGGAAAAGACCTTCAAGTCTACACAAATCAAAGAGCGAAAAGGTAAACTTAAAACTCAACAAAACGGTCTGAAAGAAATTCAAACAGAGATCGATAAGGCTAATGAGCGACTTGCTGAGATTCAGAGTATCAATAAGAACATCACTCAACACAATTCCGAAATCGTTCGACTGAATACCTCATTAACTGAAACAAACAAATATGTAGGTAAGTTGAACAAAGAGATTGAATCATTATCGCAACGTAAAACATCATTGGATAATGAAGGGGAGAAATTGAATGTACTGAAATCTGAATTGAATGCATTGATCGCAAAGCAAGAGTCATTGTCTACAGAGAAGCATTATTATGATTTTGCTGCGTCATTGCTGAAAGATACTGGTATCAAAACGAAGATCATCAAGCAGTATCTTCCAATCATGAATAAGTTGATCAACAAATATCTTACAGCACTAGATTCGTTCATCAATTTCAATTTGAATGAAAGTTTCGAAGAAGTCATCAAATCTAGACACAGGGATGCTTTTAGTTATCATAATTTTTCTGAAGGTGAAAAGCTGAGAATTGATCTTGCCATATTGTTCACTTGGCGACAGATTGCAAAGATGAAGAATAGTACGAATACCAATCTACTCATTCTAGATGAAATTTTTGATAGCAGTTTAGATACAGGCGGCACAGATGAGTTTTTGAAGTTGATGAACAGTATGGGTAATGAAACGAATCTATTTGTGATCAGCCATAAAGGTGATCAGCTATTCGACAAGTTTCGAGCAGTTATTAAATTTGACAAAAAAGCTAATTTTTCGAGGATATCAAAATGACAGATACAGCAGTTGCAACAGCATCAAGAGTTCCAGATAACATGGTTCTTACGTTCGATACGAAAGAACAAGCAAAAGTCTTGCCAGCTAAAAGCTATTTGCCAACGTTTAATCTTGTACCAGAAAACCATCCAATTCTCTCTGAAGTGATGCCAGAGTTTGATTTTGCAAAACCTCCTGTTGACCCTAATGCATTTGCATCTTCGTTAGTTGAAACTTGCAGATTGCAGAAAGGTTTGGGTTTGTCTGCTAATCAATGTGGTTTTAGGTATCGCGTATTTGTGATGGGCGCAGAAGATAACTACGTTGCGTTTTTCAACCCGAAACTTGTTACTGCATCGAAAGATGTCGTACATATGTCAGAAGGTTGTTTATCCTTCCCCCAGTTGTTCCTAAATATAACTAGACCGAGTTCTATTGAAGTGGAGTACCAAGATTACAACGGAGAAACTAAAAAAGCTATTTTTACCGGTATGTCTGCTCGTTGTTTTTTACATGAACTTGATCACATGAATGGTGTCGTATATACAAAGAAAACAAAACCTCTCGCATTGCAGATGGCTTTGAAAAAACGCAACAAGTTGATGGAACGATACAGGAGAGCAAATGAAAGATTGGCAACACGGGCACGACCTGGAGTATCTAAAAAGCATTGAAGCTTTATACTCTGATTACAACAAATATAGCGATTCACCATTCGCAAAGTATAAAAAGAATGATATCGCATCAGACTTAAATACTGGTGATCTATATTTGGACGCTGAAGGATCGTTTGTCGTAAGACCTGTATACAAACCTTCCTTCATCACAATGTATACTAATGTCAATATTGGTAAGAAGAATGTCAACGATGTTGTTTTTACCAAAATCAGAGGTGGTAAATCTTTCTTGGAAGAGAAATTTTCTAGACAACACATAGACTCTTTCTGTAAGACCTATGGTGGTGTCTGGTTATATCATTGGGCAGAAGATTTTGACACTAGAAAGATCATTGAACAGACATTCAATTATGTAGGAAGCAAGATCACCACATTTGGTGAGATTTATGCTGTATACTATACTCATGTCGGGCGCAATTTGTTTCCGATTGATCATCCAAAGATTGATGCGACTGAGCATGTATCGATCAAGAAATTGATAGATTTGGAAGGTCCTACAATCGGTTCAATCGCATTAAAATTGCTGTCACTGAAACTAGACTTTCAGAATCATTATAGCAACTACAACAAGAAAAAGTCTTGGTCTGCAATTTCGTTGCGTGGTTATAGTGATGATGTTTTGCGAATTGAGAAACCGATTGAGATGAACAAAAAGTGGCAAGACGAACATGCAGATGAAGATCAATCGTTACGTGATACGTATTTGAGAAAAGAATTTCCTGAGATTGATTCGTTGCTGAAACCGTTTGGTGATATCGAAGTGCATAGAATCCGATTCATGAAACTGTCGCCTGGTGGTGGAGAATTGACTAGACATACAGATCAAGTCGATCCAGATTCTGGAGGTTCAATTGGTAAAGTAGCTAGATTGCATTTTCCTCTTCTGACTAATGATGATGTGGAATTTATGGTGTGGGAGCCATCAGGTAACAAGAAAGTAGTCAACATGAAACCTGGGGAGATGTGGTTCTTAGATACAAGAAAACCTCATATGGTAGTAAATGGTGGTACAACAGATCGGTTGCATTTGGTGATCGATGTTAAAACGAATGCTAAATTGAGAGACTTTATAATACAATGACACAGTTTTATTATGAACGTAATCGTGAATTACTTGAATCTGATATCAATAAAACATTCGAAGAAATTCTTTGGATGTCAACCGATGAGTTTCGCGCATGGGTGATAGACCTCAGGAAGACTATTGTTGATCTTTGGGACAACAAAAATTTACCTCCTAGAGTCGGATATGACAAGTCAGGTATTATTACTCAATTTGAAGGAATGGGAAGCTTCCCTGTACACGAATTTGAATGTACTGATGAGTATACGGGAGAGAATAATGTAATCAGAAACACAAGCGTAATTGGTAATGCTGTCAATCAATGGTTTCCGACCATGATGAAAACTCGGATCAATTACACCAAAAAAGATGACGGGAAATCAATTTATGACTTTTTTGCAAGAACTGATCTTTTGGAGACTTTTATCAAGTATGCTTCTCGTCACTTCAAGCGTGATTCTTTTTATCATTATTCGCAAGTTGCAAAATTGGATGACAAAGAAGCTTTCGGACTTCTTCCAGTGGTTGGAGTCGGGAGAGATTGGGTATTAGAATTTGAAAGCAAGTTTCGTAAACAAGGAAAATACGACTATTGGCTTTCTCCTAAAGAACTTGATGGTGAATATACAGGCTATAATGAGAAGTTAAAGAACCAGAAGTATGTCATGGTTCATAAAGATGATATTGAATCGTTGAACATACCAGATAAATGCAAGACTAACGTTGATTATAACAAGTCTGAATGGTATCAAATTCGACCATTTGAATTTGGGCAGAAGCTTTTTCCTGTAGGGCTGAAAGCATTTAGAGTCTCATTTTGTCAGTATGCAGTCAACTTCCCACCATTGACTGCGAAATACTTGTATGAGAAATTTACTGATCACATCAAGTCTCAAGATTTGATTCGCATCTACGATCCATCTTCTGGGTGGGGTGGTAGACTGCTAGGCGCAATGTCGATCAAAGATGATCGTCAAGTTTTGTATATCGGCACTGATCCTAATAGTGATCATACGACACCGAATAATCGAACAAAATATCATGAGATTGCAGATTTCTATAGAGAGAATGTTAACAAAGGCGGTCTTTGGAGTGATGCATATTCACACACCCAGACTGAAATATATCAATTGGGTTCTGAAGTCATTGGTAATGATCTAAGCTTTCAGAAACACAAAGGTAAGCTTGATATGGTATTTACTTCACCACCATATTTTGCGAAAGAGGCATACTCAGAAGATCCCGAACAGTCATACAAAAAATTTACTGGGTATGATGCGTGGCGTGAAGGATTCCTCAAACCCACTCTTACAACTGCTGTAGAATGGTTAAGAGAAGATCGATATCTACTTTGGAATATCGCAGATGCAAAATTTGGCGATGAGATGTTACCTCTTGAGCAAGACAGCAAAGACATTCTATTATCGTTGGGTATGGAATTCAAAGGCGTCATTAAGATGTCTCTCGCTCAAATGCCAGGTGGTAATCGAGTCGATACTGAGACTGGTTTACCTAAAGCAAAGAACTTCTGTAAGGTTCGTGGTATGTGGTTGAAATATGAACCGATATTTGTTTTCTATAAACCAAATGTTCACCGAAAAAATGCTTGACATCATCGATATATAATAGTATGATGTGTGTTCTTGCACTGACGCAAGCGTGTTTTTAAATTGATATAGGAGTTTTACTAATGAGCAAAAAACTGTCTGCCAAGCAACGCATGCTTAACACCCTCAAGAAAACCACTGGCTATAATACCTTTACGGTAAGTCAAGCACGTAGTCGATTTGGTGTTAGCAATGTTGCCGCACGCATCGAAGAACTTCGTAAAGAGGGTCATTGTATTTACACCAATCAAAAGACCCTCTCTGATGGTCGCAAAATCAGCTTCTACCGTCTCGGTACCCCTCGCAAGTCGATGGTTCGTACTGCGCTTCAAGCTGGGCATTCGCTAGGCTAATCTAGTTGAGATGCTAAATCTCAAAGGGGACCTTCGGGTCTCCTTTTTTTACATTAAAAAAGTGAGGAACATACATGGAATTATCTATTAAAGTTGAAGAATTGAGAAAGAAAAGTATTTTCGTGGCTACTCCCATGTATGGTGGAATGAACCATGGGTTGTATATGAAAGCTTGCTTAGACTTGCAAGGTCTATGTACGCATTATGGTATTACTGTAAAATTCTCATTCCTCTTTAACGAATCTCTTATCACTCGGGCCCGAAATTATCTCGTTGATGAGTTTCTACATCGTTCTGAATGTACACATCTTCTATTCATTGATTCTGATATTAACTTTGATGCTAAAGATGTAATCGCAATGCTTGCTTTGGATAAAGAGGTGATCGGTGGACCTTATCCTAAAAAAGCAATCAAGTGGAAAAATATCGCTACAGGATTGAGGAAAGATCCTTATATTGAGATCGGTAATCTAGAAAAGCTTGCAGGAGATTTCGTTTTCAATCCAGTACATGGCACTAAACAATTCTCTGTTTCTGAACCTCTAGAAGTTCTTGAGATTGGTACTGGATTCATGATGGTGAATCGTGAAGTGTTTCCTAAGTTCGAAAAAGCTTATCCTGATCTTCGGTACAAACCTGATCATGTAGGTCAAGCACACTTCGATGGTTCGCGCTACATTCATGCATACTTTGATACTGTAATCGACAAGGTTACAGAACGCTACTTGTCAGAAGATTATATGTTTTGTCAATGGTGGAGAAACATCGGTGGCAAAATCTATCTGTGTCCATGGATGAGAACTACTCACATCGGAACCTATCACTTCCAAGGTGATATGCCAGCGATTGCAAATTTCGTAGGCGAAATGTAATGCCGGCTCTTATCGGTCTAGTAGGATTTATTGGTTCCGGTAAGGGCACTGTGGGCGACATGCTGCATCAGGAATATGGGTTTGATAAGATGAGTTTTGCTCAATCTCTTAAAGATGCAGCATCATCAATCTTTCGTTGGGATAGAAGTCTTTTAGAAGGTGATACTGCAATCTCTAGAGAGTGGAGAGAACAACCAGATAAGTTCTGGTCAGAAGTTATGGGTAGAAACTTCACTCCTAGAGAAGCCTTGCAGAAATTAGGTACAGAAGCAGGTCGACAAGTTTTTCATCCTGACCTTTGGATCAAATCACTTCAAAAAGCAATCCAAGATGCGAATAAACCTACAGTCATTACTGACGTAAGATTCAAGAATGAACTTGATTTCATACACGATAATGGTGGTGTTATCATTCATGTACGAAGAGGTTATCTACCTGATTGGTATACTACTGCAACAAAAGCGAATAACGGCGACGTAAAAGCTTATACTGAAATGAAGTTGTCAGGTATACATGAATCGGAATGGAGTTGGATTGGAAACAAAATCGATTATACCATATTAAATGATCAAGATTTAGAACATCTAAAATTGTCGGTAAAAATGCTATATGAAAATATGCCAGCAAACACTTGATTGCTATGTTACAATTACAACATGTAAACGTGAGGAAATACAATGAAACTTTCAAATGAAACTATGAACGTCTTGAAGAACTTTTCAACAATCAATTCTGGATTGTTCTTCAAAGCAGGTAAGAAAATCTCTACCGTATCACAATCTAAGACTATTCTGGCAGAAGCAACTGTCGCAGAAGATTTTCCTATTGATTTTGGTATCTACGATCTGAACAATTTTCTTTCTGTTCTATCGATGAGCAAAGATGCTCCTGAAATTGATTTTGATGAGAAGCATGTTCTTGTCAAGTCACTTGGAGGTCGTGGTAAACTCAAGTATCGTGTTACCGATAAAACGATGATTGTTACACCACCAGATAAGACTGTAAATCTTCCAACAATTGATGTGTCGTTTGAATTGACAAGTCAAGACTATGAGTGGATCATGAAGTCTGCAAACGTATTGCAGCTACCGAACATTGCAATTACGAAAAATGAAGGTAAGCTTCGTATTACCGCATTTGATGCATCTAATGACTCTGCGCATGACAACTCTATCGATATCGGTGACATCGAAGGCGATGACTTCCGTTATGTGTTCAAAACTGATAACTTGAAGATGATTCCTGGAATCTATCAAGTGCAAATCTCTGCTAAAGGTATTGCACACTTCAAGAATGTGAAAGATGCAATCGAATACTGGGTTGCGACTGAGAAGTAATTTTTGCTGTTCTGTAGTCTAATTATATCATGGGAGTAAATGAATGTCTGACCATATTCTTTGGGTTGAGAAGTATCGTCCTCGAAAAGTTGAAGATTGTATTCTGCCTGATGCAATCAAAACCACTTTCAAGGAGTATGTAACTCGCAAAGAGATTCCGAATCTGTTGCTGACAGGTTCAGCGGGCGTAGGTAAGACGACCATTGCGAAAGCATTGTGCAATGAAGTAGACTGCGATTTCATCGTTATCAACGGTTCTGATGAGTCTGGGATCGATGTTCTTCGCAACAAGATCAAGAACTATGCATCTTCTGTAAGTCTTTCTGGTGGTCGTAAAGTAGTCATCATCGATGAAGCAGATTATTTGAATCCGAATTCGACGCAACCGGCATTACGTGGTGCGATTGAAGAGTTTTCAAATAACTGCTCTTTCATCTTCACTTGCAATTACAAGAATCGGATTATCGATCCTATCCATTCACGTTGTACTGTAATTGAATTCAAAGTTAATGGTAACAAAGCGAAGCTGGCTGCTGCGTTTTTCAAACGTGTAGAGTGGATTCTACAGCAAGAAAATGTGACGTATGACAAAGAAGTTGTTGCTGCCGTTGTCATGAAACACTTTCCAGATAATCGTAGAATTCTGAATGAACTGCAACGATATTCGGTATCTGGGTCGATTGACAAAGGCATTCTCGCTCAAGTCTCTGATGTACAAGTACAAGAACTGATCAAGAGTCTCAAAGAAAAAGACTTTGGATCAATGCGTAAGTGGGTCACAGGCAATATGGACAATGATCCTGTGCGTATCTATCGCAAAATCTATGATTCGATGTATGACTTTTTGAAACCGGAATCGATTCCACAGATTGTATTGGTCATCTCAAAGTATCAATACCAAGCTGCGTTCTGTGCAGATCAAGAAATTAATCTTGTTGCTTGTCTTGTAGAAATTATGGTCGAAGGGGACTTTAAGTGATCGACTATGCCTGATATCTTTAAAGAAATTGTTCCATCTATCTTGCAGACAAAAGAAAATGTCTTGCGAGATGATCTAGACGAACGTGATTACAATTCGTTTCTAGTCAATCGTGCGCTGTCCTATCATATGGATTGCATACTCTATGCTAATGAAATGAATATGGCTGCTCATTGTGACGGAAAGTTAAAATATCATTATCTTCTAAATAGTGTTAGGTCGATGAAAAGGAAATTTCAACCTTGGCAAAAATCATCGAATCCTAAAGATTTGGAATGTGTAAAATTGTATTTTGGTTATTCAAATGCAAAAGCAAAAGATGCTTTACGCATTCTATCCGATGAACAACTCGCCGACATTAGAACAAGAACAGATACGGGCGGGATTGCAAAATAATAAGGATAAAAAATGAGCAATATATTTTCGGATCGTGGAGTTGAGATATTACTGGAAAATAAAGACGATTTTTTGAAAGTGAAAGAAACTTTGACTAGAATTGGTGTCGCTTCTAAGAAGGACAAAACTCTTTACCAATCTTGTCATATTTTGCATAAACAAGGACAATATGTAGTTCTGCATTTTAAAGAATTGTTTGCGCTTGATGGTAAACCCACTGACATTTCTGAAAATGATCTTGCACGTAGAAACACTATAACATTTCTTTTGGAAGAATGGGGTCTATTAAAAGTAGTCAACAAAGAACCAATCAAGAATGATGTTGTGAATCTATCTCAAATTAAGATTCTAGGTCATAAAGAAAAAGATGATTGGAACTTGATTGCCAAATATACCATCGGTAAAAAGATAAAACACGAATAAATACTTTTCTCAGGGATGGGAACTTGGATTGAGAGTAAGCCAAGAGAAACATTACTCTCACCACAATCTATGCCTTCGGGGTAGATTCATTTAATCTCGCTTAATATAAGGAGCAATACAATGACATCACTAAAGTCTGCATTTTTTAATCCCTTCAATGATTTTCATAAAGCACTAGATCCATATACAGTCGGATTCGAAAAGCTTTTCAATGAACTTGATGAAGTATCTAAAAATGTCGCAAAAACAGTTACCAACTATCCTCCATACAACATCAAGCAAATCTCAGATAACAAATATGTGATTGAACTTGCTGTTGCAGGATTCAATAAATCCGATATTGAAGTGGAACTAAAGGGTAACAAACTTACTGTTTCCGGTAAAACAAAAGAATCTGAAGATGAGACTTTCTTATTTAAAGGTATCGCCAACAGAAATTTTCAACGTGTATTTACCATTTCTGATACTATCGAAATTAAAGATGCTGAATTGGTAAACGGTATGTTGAAAGTTGTTTTAGAAAATATGGTAAAGTTTAACGATTCCATCAAAAAAATCGTAATCAAAGACTAAGCGGTAAACATGGTGGGGACTTGTTCTCCACCTATTGACTTTCTTGTCCTTTTGTAGTATACTCTCTTCATCATGAAAAACGTTGAAAAGCCTTTTAAACCTAAGCAGATCCTTCAGAAGGTTCGTAACCGACTTCGACCTGAAGAATCGTACTTTACGTACTCCCATTGGGATCCTAAGATCATCGATGGTGTTACGTTTTTACCTGTCGTATTATTTGACCCATCTTTCCATCAAACTCAATCCTTGCGATATATGCGTAAGGATAGCTTGGAGTATTTCAAATAATGTTGTCTCAAATGAGTTATACTAAACAGAAATTTGATCCCATTTCTTCTGATCATGTCGAAACTTATAGGATGTTTATGAAAGACTCGAAATGGGAAGGTGGTTGCCCATTTTATCTAGAGTGGCCATATCTCACTATTCCCGATATGATCAAAGATAAGATCGTTCGCAATCTACTTAATATTGAAGGGATTACACTATGAGCAAATCTGATGATGGTACTGATATCTATATCGTAGAAACAGTATCGATGTTTCGTATGCGATATGCTATTCGCGCAAAATCCAAGACTCATGCAGAAGATGAATTCGTAATGGAAGTTGAGAAGGAACTCAATGAAATGTCTCAGAAGCATTTGGATGAGATCATTGTATCAACTCGTAAAGTTTCAGAGAAAAAATATCTGGAAATCTTTGATGAAGATAATGACTATCTGCAAAGTTGGGATAACGAAACAAAGTTGAAATCTATTAATGTTATCGATTATTCAAAAGATTATCATCCATAAAATTTAGAATAAATAATACACTTTTCTGCCGTTCGTATAATGGATAATACAGGGGATTTCTACTCCCTAAATAGCGGTTCGATTCCGTTACGGCGGACCACCTTCGGGATTTTAGCTCAGTTGGTTAGAGCAGCGGACTCATAATCCGTTGGTCGTTGGTTCGAGTCCAACAAGTCCCACCAATTATATCATGGAGAATTATGGAAACATATTCAGATGACAAAAAGAAACGATATAAATCCATGTATATGGACATAGCAGAACGTATTGCTAAAATGTCTCATGCAAAAAGATTACAAGTAGGTTCCGTCTTAGTTAAAGATGATGCGATCATTAGTTATGGTTGGAATGGTATGCCACCTGGATTCGACAATGATTGTGAAGATGTTGAAACTTTTGAACAAGGATATGCACTTTCAACTAAACCTGAAGTGTTACATTCTGAAGCGAACTGCCTTGCAAAGGTTGCTAAGTCTACAAATTCGTCAAAAGATTCAATGCTATTTGTAACACATTCTCCATGCATGGAGTGCGCAAAACTTATCCATCAATCAGGTGTCAAGTCCGTGTATTATAAATATCTGTATAGGTCTGATGCTGGTCTTGAATTTCTTAAAAAATGCAACATTGAGGTAATGCAAACATGATGTAAAATCGCTATGCGGACAGTTTTCTATGGAGGTATCCATGAAGTTAAGTATAGTAAATTGTCCTGATAAAGATTTTAAGTGTTATGTAAAAGATGCTGTATTATTTTTTGGTGACAAACTTATAGAAGATGTACGAATACGAAACAATTGTTACATAAAAGTCTTGTTCGATGATAAACTAAAAGACTTTGGTTCCTCAAGTATCACTAAGCGTAATACGAAGAATCAACCAAGATCATTTCTGATCGAAGTTCATCCAGGTATCGGCGTCAGACACATATTTGATACTTTAGCCCATGAGATGGTGCATGTAAAACAGTACATTAATGGTGAAATAAATGATACCCTTTCCGTGTGGAGAGGGAAGAAGATTAATAGTGAAGATATAGATTATTGGGATCACCCTTGGGAAATAGAAGCACATGGTAAAGAAGCAGGTTTGGTGACGAAATTTGTCATAGAGCAAACTCTATGGGAAGTGTTTGAAGGTTATCGAAACCCTATGAATCCTATTAAGAATAGGAAGATAGCCTGGAAAAAATAATTTTCACTTTTACCAAAAAAACCCTTGACAAGACCAAAAAAATACTATATAATACGTACTCATTAAATATTTCTGCACCCGAAAGCTAATCATGTTACTCTGTCATATATCCATTCAACCAGGTAGTCAATATCGCCCCGAAACATCAGGAGATGCGAATTGGTTTACCTGTGGGGTCCGTTTATAGACAAGTTACATTCAGATTATAAACACAAGACCCCTAGCCAAAAACTAGGGGTTTTTTGTTTGTAGTTTTGTAGTTTTGTTCTTTTAAAATTTGGGTTTGTCTGCTCCTGTCGTCTACATAGGTATTAGGATCCCTGGCTTTCACCCAGGAGAATCGGGTTCGAATCCCGATGGGAGCGCCATATTAAAGCATATTGATGCCTATAAGGATATAGAGTTGATCGCCTATATTACGGTGCGTGATGTATGCTTTAATATGGTTATGTTGGGGTATCGCCTAGTGGTCTAAGGCTCTGGTCTTTGAAATCAGTATCGTTGGTTCGAATCCAACTACCCCTGCCAACAAAACAATGTTCGATGGTGATTATAGTGTAGTGGTTTGCACATTACTCTGTGAAAGTAAAAGTAACGGATCGTAACCGTTTAGTCACCCCACAAAATTAAGTCACTTTAGCTGATATGGTTATAGCAGGCGCCTGAAGAGCGTCGGAAGTTGGTTCGATTCCAACAGGTGGCACCATACTGTAATAGTACGTATAAAGGAAGTGTGGCAGAGCCCGGTTTATTGCGCTAGTCTTGAAAACTAGAGATTCCGAGAGGGGTCCGTGAGTTCAAATCTCACCGCTTCCACCAAAACATAATTATTATTAATAATGGTGAGTTGGATGAGTGGTTTAAATCGGCATCCTGCTAAGATGTTGACTCATATGAAATGGGTCCGTGGGTTCAAATCCCACACTCACCACCAATAATTCTCCGCCAAGAACAATCTGAGTGTAATCCCGTAACCTGGTAGCGAGCCTGACGCGGGTCAGGTGGTCAATAACCTCTGCACGTTCGAATCGTGCCACTCAGACCATAATAATAGTAGTGAGCATTGGTATGCGGCGGGGTCTTATAAGCCCTGGAGACCGGTCAGATGGGCTGGAACGATAGAGTTCGAATCTCTACACTACTACCAAACAATGTGCGCGTGGCTGAGTGGTCAAAGGCAACCGTCTGCAAAACGGTAAAATCATCAGTTCAAATCTGATCGCGCACTCCATTAATGCAGTTAAGAAATAAAGGTGTATTTAAATGATAATAGAATCTTTAGTTCTACCGAATAACTTGAGAGAAAAAATTATAGATTTTACTCTCGTTACAGGGATACCTTTATTTACAAAGCAACACCATGCTTTAGGGGAGGTTGGAATAGGGCGAAGATTCTGTTCTATCAATAAAATTGATCACCCATTAACTGATGAAATTGGAGAATTTGCAAAGAACTGCTACGGCTCTTTAGGTATCGATATAATTGAAGAAGTATTATTTGGAAATTTTATAGGATTCAATTCTCCCGGTTCATTTGTACATCGACATAAAGATCGTTGTAAAATACCAAATTATGATCATGTACGATTGAATTTTTTAGTATTAAAACCTACAGGGGGAGGAATGCCAATACTTGATGGGGTTATATTAAACGTGAACCAAAATGAATGCTGGATTAATATTGCCAGTAAATGGGAACATACCTGCTCCACAGTATATGGAGAAACGCCTAGAATCATATTGAGTTTAGGATCATTAGTAGAAACATCAAAACTAGATTGGGTGTTGCAGAAAAACAACACATAGAAAATTCTAGTTGACTTTGCATGACGTTTCAGATATAATAGACTCTGTTGTGTGATTGATGCAGTTTCGTTCTTTAAAAGATACAGGAGTGTAGTGTCAGCGGTTTAGCACAGCGGACTTTTAATCCGCCAAGCGTCGGGTTCGAATCCCACCACTCCTACCATAGTAAATTTTATGCCTTCATAGTGTAGTGGTCTGCACGTAGCCCTGTCAAGGCTATAGTCGGGGATCGTAACCCCGTGGAGGCGCCAGTTAAGAAAGTATCTAAGAAACTTTGGGACAGAACCCCTAAAGATGATACTGTACTTAAAAACTCACACTAGCGGCCTTCCGGGTCTAGTGTAAGCTGAGGAGCATAACCCGAGTACCGGAATGCTAAATTTGGGTGGTATGGAACAAGGTGTTCCAGCGGACTGTAAATCCGTCGCCCTAACGGGCATGTGAGGTTCGATTCCTCAACTACCCACCATGATATGCGAGTGTGGTGAAAAAGGTAAACATAGGAGACTTAAAATCTCCCGCTTCGGCTTGAGGGTTCGAATCCCTCCTCTCGCACCAGTTGAGTCATACTATCGTGAGATAGAATGGAAGAGAATCCAGACACAAAATCTGGCGTATCAGATATGAGGTTTAACTTTATCTGTCGCATGTTACGAAAAAACATGGCTGGATCCGTAACCAGCACGAATTAGGGGGATGGGCAGGGTACCCGGATTTGCTTTGCAAGCAGATAGCCTGATCGGTTCGAGTCCGATATTCTCCACCAGTTTTATTGCGGGTGTCGTATAGTGGTAATACCTTAGCCTTCCAAGCTAAAGCGAGGGGTTCGATTCCCCTCACCCGCTCCAGAATTAAGAATGTTTACAGCAATCTAAAAAAATCTTTTCTTGAAAAAAAGCCAAAAAAACATTCTGTTTGTATTAGCCCCTATAGTTAAGTGGTATAACAGTTGCCTTGTAAGCATCTATCCGCAGTTCGATTCTGTGTGGGGGCACCAGTATTATAGTAATAAATAAGCCCAGGTAGCGCAATAGGTAGAGGCAACGGTCTTAGAAGCCGTCAAGTGTGAGTTCGAATCTCACCCTGGGCACCAGTATTATCTCGGTATAGTTTAATGGTAGAATTCGTGGTTTGGGACCATGAGATGGAAGTTCGATTCTTCCTACCGAGACCAACAATTTTCAATTCCGCAGAACCCGAGCATGGTGCATGGGCTGGACTGTTAATCCATGGTTAGCTGGGATCGTTACCCAGATGCGGAGCCAATAAACAATTGCGGGCTAGAGAAATGGCATCTCATCGGTCTCATAAGCCGAAGGTACCTGGTTCGATTCCAGGGCTCCGCAACCATCTATGTTCCATTCGACTTCTGGTGAGGTCATCACCCTTTCAAGGTGACTAGACGGGATCGAAACCCGTATGGAACTCCAGTTAATACCCCTGTAGCTTATATTGGTTAAAGCGCCTGAATGTATCTTGTGGTACCGCGAGAAAATCATTCCACTATTGCGACGGCAGAGTGTAAAAAGGAGAATGAGGTTCGATTCTGAGCAGGGGTGCCAATTCTATTTAAGGATATATGGCAGAGCGATTTATGCACTTCCCTCATAAGGAAGACAAGAGTGGTTTGACTCCACTTATATCCACCATCCGACAGCTAATGGATAGAATAGACGCTACGAACGTTTATGCATGGGAGTTCGACTCTCCCCTGTCGGTCCAGTTTTCGTTGTATTCATGCAACATGCGATTGACAAACCCAAGATTTTAGAATACAATACATACATGAATTGAATTATGCCTGATTAGCTGAGATGGATTAGCAGAGTCTTGATAAGGCTCAGAGAGTGGATCGTTACCACTATCAGGTACCAATAATGTCTCACAGGTGTTACGGTAGCATGCCGGTCTCCAAAACCGTGCGGATGGGGTTCGATTCCCTAGTGGGGCGCCAGATTTTTTATTAGGAGTATAATCGTGTATACTAAACTTGACATTCCAACCATCAAAGATTTTGTGGAACAAAGCGGTCCAAATACTAAAATCTATATCGGTTGTGACTCAGAACGTCTACGTATCAATGGTGTTTGGTTTGCCGATTATATTCTTGCTGTTGTTGTTCATATGGGTGGAAAACACGGTTGCAAAATCTTCGGTAAGATCATCCGTGAACGCGATTATGATCAACAAAAGAATAAACCTCGTATGAGGCTTATGAATGAAGTTTACAAGGCTGCTGAATTGTATCTGGAACTGCAAGCGGAACTTGATGTTGAAATTGAAGTTCACCTTGACATTAACCCAAATGAAAAGTACAATTCAAGCATTGTTATCAACGAAGCAGTTGGATACATCAAAGGAATGTGTAACGTTGTTCCTCTGATCAAACCAAATGCATTCGCAGCAAGTTATGCTGCTGACCGTATGAAAACTTTGGTTGCATAAGTATAAGGATTATTTCATTAATTGAACTTCTATATTATTTTGGTAGAGATGTAAAAAGTGCTTGACATTGTAGATAGATATTGATATAATGTCAAGCATGAAACAAATTATTGGGATGACTACAGCAATATAAATTGACAATCTAGAGCCCAAGAATGCCTTCAATCCTGGAGGAACTACGAAAGTAGACATTACAAAGGCAACCGCGACAATTCGGTAAATTGTATAGTGCCTACGACATAGGATATGCAGAAGAATCTGATACGTTGATCGTACTAAATTACGATTCGTTTCTGTGGGACAAACCACGCACAGATGTTCCGTTAAACTAAAAATTACGACCCGACCATCCCGTTTTATTTGAAGTATTAGGATTCATTTCAGCAAACACCTTTTAACTTTTCAATCATTCTGAAAAACTAAAAAATTGAATCCGTATTGAATTTAGGTTAAGTTCCGCAAACAAAAAACTTTCTAACTTGAAAATAGAAAAAAGTTTAACCTGTTAATATAATGAAAGGTAATAAAATGACTACTTTTGCTAATGCAGTTAAAAATCAATCTGCACGTACCACTAATGGTATGAAGGCTCGCGCTTCTACCGCTAATGCACTTGTTGATCTGTTCTTCAAGAT